CCCGCCCGGGGCGATCTCACCGTCGACGATCTCACATGCCTGCGGGCCCTGGTAGAACCAGCAGTTCGCACACACCATCCCGTCGCCCGAGAACGGCGACTCGGCCACATAGTGCGCACCGTCTGCGCCGATGCCCTGATCCCACTTGCCGAGCAGATCGGCGATCTCCTCGAACACCTCGTACATCAGGCGCTGACGAGGCGCCGCCTCATACATCGAATCTTCAAGGCTCACGCCGCCGGGCCCCGCTGCTTCGACAGCAACGCCAACCGCAGGGCGATCAGCCCCGGCGACGGCTCCACGACCACCGGCTCCACGACCACCGGGTCGACCTCGCCCGGCAGCCGACCCGACCGGATCGCCTCCACCAACACCTCCGGCGTCAGCCCCGACTTGCCGGCCAGATGCTCGACCGCACGGGCGGCGACCTCGGTGTCGAGGTACGCCGGGTAGGTCACCGGGGACACGTCACCGTTGTGCAGCGACACCTCCCGCAACGTCCGCAGCGGGTAGCCGTCGTCGGTGCGATCCCACATGTCGTCGATCACCCGAAAGCCGAACGACGACTGCGTGATGTCACCACGCTCGATCGACACCATCAGATCCCGGCCATACGACGTGTCGGGGATCTTGACCTCGTAGGCCAAGCCCCGCTGGTCCTCCTCGAGGTACAAGGTGCCCGACTTCGACCGGCCCAAGATCAAGCTCGCATCGTGGTTGAACAGCGCGCGCACATCCGCCTCGCCGATCGTCTTACGAAACGCACCCGGAGCGATTCGCTCCACGAACCCGCCCAGATCCTGCGACAGACGGTTGAACACCGCCGCATGCCCGGCGATGGTGAACCCGTCACCGACCGCCCGGGCCTCGAACTCTGTGGAGTAGTAACGCCGCTCAATCGGGCGCATAAGTCACCTCACTGATCGCAGCAGCCACAGCCCCCACTAGGCGTTGCTGATGGACCCAACGGACCGCCTCCGGCCGCCACACACGCTCGACCGCAGACAACGCCGTGCGCGTCTCGACTCGTCGCCGATCGCGCAGCACACACGTCGCAGCGCCCCGCACCGGCCTCGCCCGACATTCGACCAACGTGCCCCAACCCAAACGGCGGGCAACCACCTCGAACGACGGCACCACCGTCGATGACACCACCGGCAACTGCACCGTCGCCGGGCCCACAATGACCCGAACTGAAACCACCAGCCGGGTGCGCAACCCGTACAACGGGCCTGGCGGCTTGCGCTTCGGACGCCAACTCGACGCCGGCGGCAACGGCAACCCGCCACCAGCCGACACCACACCAGCACCAGCCAGCGCAGCCCCACCCGGCTCACCCCCAGAGCCGGACACCACACCACTACCCGAAAGTGTCGCCGACCCCGACGCCACCCGGACGCCCGACCCGCCAACCGCACCCGACCCGGCCACCGAACCCTGGCCGGCCCTGGCGACACCACTCGACGCGGCGACCGTCCCGGTGCCTGTGATGGCAGCCTGTCCGAGGCCGGTCCGCAGACCGACCCCCGACACGAAACCATCACCCGCCACAGTTCCCTGGCCGGCCCGGACGGCGACACCAGCGGCGGCGACCGCACCAGCACCGGCGAGGCTGCCCGCAGCTGCCCGGGCAGCGTTGCCGCTCCCGGCCAGCGCACCAGCACCCGATAGTGCCGCCGACCCGTTCTGCTGCGCTTGGCTCGTCCCCGCCGCGGCGACCGCACCCGAACCCGACAGCGTCGCTGCACCAGCTCGTGCGGCGACACCGGAAGCCGACACCGACCCCGAGCCAGCCACACTGGCCGAACCTGACCGGGCGGCGAGTCCCGTAGCGGCCACCTGGCCGTCTCCGGCCACCGACGCCGATCCGGTACCCGTGATCGCCGCTCGGATCTCGACCGCATGCATGAGCATCCGGTCGTTCGCCGCCGACGCCGTCCCGTCGACCGACGTGTCGTTGTCGTTTCGGAACTCGAACGACAGGCGCATCGTGTCGCCACCGGACGCCTGCTGGGCGTTAAGACCGGTGACGATCGCGAAGCCGGAGCCCGCCGTGTTGGTAAGGGTCCCTCCCGCATTGTCGTAGGAGAGGAACCAGCCGCCCGTCGCGTTACTCGACGACGCAAAGGTGCCCAGCGTCGCCGTGACCGTATCGGCCGTCGTCGACGCCACTGCCGATTGCACCATGCCCAGGTCACTGCCCCGGGCCACATCCGTCAGAGCGGCAATGCCCCAGATCGCACCGTCGGCCGTCTGCCCCGAAGGCACAGCACCCGAGAATGTGATCGACCCAGCCGACGCGGACGAATCCGCATACCCGGCCCATACGGCCATCGCCGGTTGGGTAACACCACCGCCGACGTCGTTGCCGACCCGAGACCAAGTGATGTTGTTGCCGGTGGGCGTGACGGCTGCAATCGGCGACCCGCCCAGGTCATGGACCGCAAACGCAACCAGGTACACCTTGCCAGCCGTGGGTGTCCACGAAGCGGTGGTGAAATTTCTAGCGTCGGTGTCGGTCCCGGCGACGTTCAGCGCTGACGCAGCGGAGACAGGCATTAGGTCCCCATCGGCGTCACGTCACCGCCAGCCACGGCCGGCGGCCTAAGTGAACGTGTAGGTCAGCGCCGTCAGGTTGAACGTGTCGCCCGCAGTGACCGCCACCGGGCTCGTCAACGCACCCGACCCGAGACAGTTCCCGGCACTGACGTTGTCCCACAGGGACACATAGCTGTACGTCTCGCTCGTCGACACGTTCGTCCACGACGGCGAGTTCGACAACGAGATCACCCCACTCGACGCCGCACCGAACTCGACCGCCTGGCGGGTCGTCTCACCCGCAGCATTCGACGTGCCCGCCTCGCCCGGATCGCCGGTGTGCAACTTGGCGTACACCGCCGCAGGCGCCGTGAACGACGAGCCGTTCCCGCCGCCACGCAGCGCGTTGCCGATCGCGTTCTCGAGGTAATCCGACATGCTCACAGGATCTCGATCTCCAGGTCGTGGGCGAACTCGGCGCCCGGCGGCAACGGCAACGGCGCACTCAACCGGTGCAACGTCTCCACAGTCACATCACCATCAAGGAGCCGCACCTCGTCGAAACGCACCAGACGCTCGAACGGACCGAACACCAGCCGGCCCCGGATCTGTCCGTCTCGATGGGGAAGGGGCTGGCGGGTGTATCCGGCAGCGACGATCTCGAGGCCCTCGTCGAACAGCGCGATCGACAGGCGTGGCGAGTCGAGTGCTCGGACGAGGAACTGACGCAGGCTCACTCGTGGACCTCGGTGATCCCGTCGACAGGTTCGTCGAACTCGGTGAACAGGCGCACGTTGATGTTGCGCATGGCGTCGTCGGGTGACGGCGCTTCGGGTTCGGCTGGCAGCGTGTTGATCGGGTCGAGGTTCTCCCAGGCGCGCACCTCGTTGATCTCGAGGAACCCGGTTTCGATCCCGGTCTTGTACGACTCGTACCGGTCTGGGAGGGCGCTGCGCAGGAAGGCATCGAGGTTGAACTTGGCGAACTGCGGGCGGGGCAGCAGCCGGGTGAACGCCCCCTCGAGGCGGACGATCCACGGCATGAACGTGAAGCGGGTGACGTCGGTGCCGAGCTGCTCGGTGTTCGCATAGGTCATCGACGAGCCGCCCATCGGCGTGAACGGGTGCTGCAATCCGAACAGCCGGTAGATCTGCTCGTCGGAGTACTTGCGGGTCTCGAGGAACTGCGACTGCTCGGGCGTGATTGCGATCGGCGTGTAGGTCGCACCGCCGGTCAGGACGGCCGGCAGGTTCGACCGGTTCACGCCGCCGTGCGCGGCCCGCCACGACTGGGCGAGCTCCCGGGCCTGGTCTTGGGTGACGACCCCCGGCGACGTGATGACCCCGGACGGCATGGCCCCCTGGGCGAAGAACTTCGATCCGTAGGTTTGCGTGGCGAGGCCCAGGCCGATGGCGTCGCGGGCTGCGGTGATCGGGTCGACCCCGACTTTCGCGCCGGGCGGCAGCATGCCGGTCAGGTGGACGATCTCGCCTTCGAAGCGTTGCCCGGCGATACGGAACGCTTTGCGCATCCCGTTGGCTTCGACCTGCACCATGTCGGGGTGAAGGGTCCACAGCTCGATGATCTGGCCGCCTGTGTTGCGAGTGACGAGCCAGTAGGCGTTGCCTCGGAGGAGGAGGCTGACGATCGTCTGGACGAGGAACGCGACCCGGTCGGTGTCGACGTTCGGCTGGTCGATCCACGTCGGGGTCGGCAGCCCCTGGGTCTCGCCGCCGCGGCCCCGGTAGACGTCGACGGGCAGCATCGAGATCGAGTCGGAGATCACGCGCACGCAGGAGAACACGGCGAGGAGCTGCATCGCCGTGCCTTCGTCGACGCGCATCCCCGACGCTGACGAGGGAGACAGGCCGAGGTCGTCGCCACGGCCCCAGGCGGTGAGAGCCGGGTCGCGAATCGCACGGCGCTCAAACAGATTCGCGAGCATTGCGTCTCCGATCGGCCTCGAGCACCACGCCGAGGGCCACCAAACCAATGCCCCCGACTACGACCCCGAGCCACGGGGCCAACATGCCGAAGCCGACCGCTATGGCGGCCAGGCCGGCGACTTGCAGCACGGTGTGGATCACAACGCCCCCAGGTTGATGATCTGCGGTGCCGCCTGCGGTTTCGAGGCGACGCTCAACGCGATGCACATCGCGACCGCAGAGTCGATCCGGTCTTTCGACTTCGACTTGGCGAGCGTGAACCCACGTTCGTTGGAGCGGGCCACGGCGTTCAGGACCTGGGTCTCGAACGCTTCGTCGCCGTCGTGGGACAGTTCGCCCCGGCGGATCATCTCGTAGCAGGCCCCCACCGCCGGCGTCATCCGTTCCAGCGACTGTGGGAACTCGAGCATCGGGTAGCCCTCGTCCTCGAGCTGCTGGGCTGGCAGGTCGAAGAAGCGCGGGTCGTAGGCGACGGCCCGGACGTCGTACATGGCGGCGAGCTCGCGTACGAGCGCCATCGCATCGGTGACGTCGAGGCGGCCGTCGTCGCGTGGCAGCCAGATCTTGGTCTTGACGTGGTACCTGTCGCCGCGCTGCTGCACCCAGCAGATCGCCGTCGAGTCGTGTTTCAGAGCGACGTCGACACCGACCCACGTCGGGGCTGACGGTTCCATGGGCCACGGGTCGGCCAGGCCCCGCCACAGGTTCCGGCCGTCGGCCCCGAGCCACGACTCGACGCCGTCGACCCACTGGCCCAGCCGGAAGATCCTGAAATGGGATTCCGGCGACAACGCCACCGCCGTGCGGAGCGCGTCGATGTTCATGTACTGCTCGGCGAGCGCCGGGTTGGCCCGATGCCACTGCGCCTCGTCGAAGATCGCGCAGCCTTCGTCGGCGGCGTACTCCGTGTAATGAAAGCCCGGCAGTTCGGCCCCCGACTTCACTCGGGAACGCAGATGCCACAACGCCGACTGGCGGTCGAAACCCGGCGTGCCGATTCCCACCACCAACGACTTCGGGCGCTTCCCCGAAGCCAACAGCAACGAATCCCACGACTCGATCTGCATGAAGCCGATCTCGTCACACACCGCCAACGACGGATCCAAACCCTGCAACCCGTCCGGGTCGCACGACACCGGGAACATCTCCCCGCCCGTCTGCGGCGCCTTCACCTTCTGCGCACCAATCGCGCTGTACACCAACGCTCGAGCCTCGAGCACCGGAGACGCAGCGATCATCGCCAACGCCACCCCATACACCGACCGCACAGCCTGCTGCACCGTCGTCGCCACGATCGGCACCTGCGGCGCCCCACCCACATCCGGGCAGAACAACGCATGCAAACCAACCGCAGCCAAGAACGTCGACTTGCCATTCCCCCGGGCCACCTGCATCGCCGCCGACGTCACCCCGTCAGCAAACGCCGCCCGCAACCACTCCTTCTGGAACTCCGCCAACCGCAACGGCTCGCCGGCCCCGTAGCCCTTCGGAGGCACGCAGTACGTCTCGATCCAGCGGATCGCATGCTCCGCCCGGTCGAGCTGCTCCCAGCGATCCCACGGCGGCGCACCCGGATCGACCCACTTCTTGCCGGCGTTCCGGTTGCCGATCTTCGCTGACTGGGCCACCAAAGCACCTCCCGGCCGGCCGAAGGGGGCCTCCAGCGGCCGTTGGAAGCGTCTCGATGGGAGGCGCATGGGTGATGCTCGGGCGCCGGCAGAAAATCGGATGCGCGATGGCCGCGCGCGCCGGGGGTCGCGACGAGGTCGCGCGTATCGTCTCGGTCAGCGTCGGCGCTTCGCCTGCTGGTTGCAGGTCGGACATGAGACGAGCCAGCCGGCGGTGGGGTCCCCGTCCACCCTGTGAGCGGCCACCCATCGGCTGGTCGGTTCGAGGATCGTTCCGCAGCCGTAGCCGCAGGGGGAGGGGAGGGTGCGGGCCAGGGCTCGTCTTGCACGTTGGTGTTCGGCGCCGTAACCCCGGTCGGCCCGGCTGGGTCGGGTGGCCTCCCGTGCCCGGGTGACCCCCCGTGCACATAGAGGGCACCGGGTGGCTGTTGTTGGTGTTCCGCAGGTCAGGCAGGGGCGTCGCATTGACGTTCGCAGCGGAGCAGTGGGCGGACGAGGTGCACGGCTCGAGGTCCGCCGCAGCGTCGGCAGCGGCCGTAGAGGGCGGCCAGGTGCTCGTCGTGGAGCTGGTGGACGAGCTGGGCCCGGGGGCCGAGGTCGATCATGCGGCTACCCCCGAACGCGCAGCGGCCCGCCGTGGTTACACGACGGGCAGCATG